AAAAGATGAATAATATAAGTGAATATTATTTAAGTAAAATAGATGTAAAGATAAGCAACTTAATTAAAACAAGGAGAAAGAATGAAACCTTTCAAAGCAAAAAGAAGAGACAAAAGAAAAATTATAACCTATAAGAATTTATTTCTAGCAACGCTAATAATAATGGCATGTCATATGTGGTATGAAGCTTGTGATGAAATAAGTGTTAACACAAACAATAACGTAAACTCGGAGGTAAAATAATGGCAAATGATACAATTACTATTAATTTGTTACAAAACGGTGAATTCAGTCCTACAGACACATCATCTGCAACAGTAGGTGATTTAAGGAATGAATTAGATATACCATCAACAGCTAATGTTATGGTATCTGGTGTTATCAGACAAAACGATTTCGTTTTAGAAGATGGCGCACTTGTTGCTTATTCAAGTAACAATAAAGTAGGTGGATAAGGGTAATAATTACCCTTAATTAACTTTGTATGAGAGATATGAGTCTCCCGTCAGCTTGCAATAGAGCTACCGAGCATTCTCTCATACAATATAACCCGATTAAAAAAAAGGAGAATTATGTTTGACTATTTTAATGGTAGTAGTAACGTAAAAGTACATCCAGTAGATAAATTATTAGATTTAAATCAAGAAGAAGCTAATTTATTATCAACTGGTCCACAAGATTTATTCTTTAGTAAATTAGAAGTATTAAATCAAAATTTAGATTATCAAAAGATTAAAAATGTAGATGTTACAGATAAATGGAACTGGAAACCAGGTACTTATGATAAAGTAAAAGAACTTATATACAATAAGTTATACTTACATAAAAAGACAAATGGTTTAGATAATCTAATGAGAAGAACTACTGAAAGAGTAAGTTATCTTAATTACATTAAAAGAAATATAGCTGATTTAGAATATGAAAGAAATCATTTAAAAACAAATGGATTTTCTAAAGATGTAGATGTAGATAAATTTACAAAAGAATGCACTGAACTTATAAATGGTATTATAGATAAATGTAAAAAAGCATATGAATTAACAAAAAGTAAAGTATTAATAGTTCCATATGTTAGTCAAATTGAAAACAGACAACCAAAGCTATACTATGATGTAACACTATCTGGTTTAGATTTAAATGTTTATCAAGGAGAAAAATTATTACAATCTATTCCTTTAAATGATTTGCATATAGTTGTAAGTAGTTCATTAAGGCATAAACTATCTGGTATGAAAGACAATGATAGTATAACTGGTTCATGTTTAAGTAAAAATGATTTAAAATTATCTCATCCATATTTGCAAACTAATGATGGACCATATTATTCTAGATGCTGTCTTGACAAGCATTATGATGATATACATAAATCTTTGCATAAAAATGATTTAGTTTCTTTTGCTTTCTTAATAATGCAATGGGCACAATACTATAATACTGATTTCTCTAATCCGTTTAATCAGCCTTATATGTCTCATCTAGGTATGCCTAAATCATTTAGTGATGCATATGCTGCTACTCAAAGTAAAAATAATGTTATAACTCATATGAAAAGAGTTTATGAAGGAGCAACATCTGCTTTAAGTAGTACAAATAAATCTAAATATATAACTGAAGCTGTAGAAGCATTAGATTGTAGATACACTGAAGAAAATTCATATTATTTACATCATAAAGCTAAGTTAAATATATTAGATAGTGACCAATTCTATCAAATAGAATCTCTTGTGCATTTAATAATGTCTAAACTTGAATTAATTTTATTTGAAAATAGTAATCTAGATAATGCAATAAATGAAGTAGCTGATACAATATCTCATATTACACTTAGGGCTTGTAATGTTTATGGATTTCAAGAAGCAGACCCAGAAAATCCTAATTATGGAAATTGGAAAATAGATAAATTTCTTGATTATGCACAAAATGTATTACAGCAATACTATGTTGATTACTACAGTAGAAAAGCTAATATTGATAGTAAATTTGATGAAAACATATTTACTACAATACCAATTGAAAGTTGGGCTTGGTTACTTGATAATGATTTTGCTATAGTTGAAGTTAAAGTAGATGAATCAAAAGGTAATGCAGTAAATGAAATGGAAGAGTTAATGAAACAGTGGGCTTATAGCTCAGAGAGGAGTTAATGATGGATTTAAAAGATATGTTTTATATATCGGAAAAAGACTGGTATAAACTTCAAGGATGGGCTACACTAGCTTACGAAGAAGACAAGAATGAAATATCAGGGTTAATGACAGCAATACCACAAGAAGATGGCAGGATAGAAGTAGGCAATGTAGAAATCCTTAAGCAAGAAAATACTGGGACAAATACAGAGCTTGATGGAGATGCTGTTAGTGAGTATATGATGAAGTATGGTATGAAATATAATAATCCTAATATGAAATTTGTATGGTGGCATTCACATCATACTATGGGAGCATTCTGGTCTGGAACAGATACTAATGAGATAGAAGCTTGGAGGAATAAAAGTTATTCTTTGGCTTTAGTTATTAATCTTAAAGAAGAATATCTGTTTAGAGTCAGCTTTTGGCAAAATAGTGGATTACCTATTGAACAGCATATAGACACTACGCTTACAATAGAAAGAGAAACTCCAAAGATAAATATTACTAAAGCTATGAAAAAGCAATATGAAGAGCTTTGTGATAATAAAATAAGTAATGTTGTTAATGGAGGATGGCATATGAATCAACAACATTTATGGGATACAAGTAAAAAACCTCATAAATATGAAAAAGATTACAATATGTTAATAGAAGCTATAGAGTCAATACAAGATGAGTTTGTATCAGGTACTTTAAGTTATCCTGAGTTTAAGAAAAATGTTAAAAAGTTAAATAAACAAGCTAAAGATAGAAAGCTTCCATTTAGAATGAAAAATCTAAAAGAGACAGCTCCAGAGCTTTTGAATTTGCTTATAACTAAAATGCCAAATGAACTTGTTGACTATGATAACAATAATCTTAAAAATGAACTAGAGAAAATTATGGACTTTGGTTTTAACTGGGGAGGACGACAGTGGATATAAATATGCGTTCAAGAGGACTAGTAGATAACTTGAATCAATTTAATTATCACATATTAGGTTGCGGTGCTATAGGTAGTGCCGCAGCTACCCAATTAGCTAGGATGGGTGCAGAAAACTTCTGTTTATATGATAATGACAAAGTTGATACAGGTAATGTAGGTGTTTCGCAGTATACATTATATGATGTTGGTCATGCAAAAGTAGACACATTAAAGTCTAAAATACTAGATATAAATGACAAATGTGAAGTAATGTGTGCAGATGAAATGTTTTCTAATTATATATATATGAATAGTGATGACATAATTATCTTAGGTTTTGACAGTATGAAATCTAGATTAGATTCTATCATAGCATTAGATGGTTGGAGACAATCTAAACCTTATGCTTTAATAGACGGTCGTATGGGTGCAGAACACTACCAGCAATATGTAATTCTAAAACCAACTTTAAGCAAATATAAGAAGATATGGTATTCAGATGAAGAAGGCAGTGAAGAACCTTGCAATATGAAAGCTACAAGCTATTGTAGTAATATGTCAGGGAGTTTTATTGCAAATGCCGTCAGGAAAATAGCAAAAGAGCAACCTTATGAAGAGTTTGTGTCATTTCATTTTCCTACTATGTCAATTGAAAAAACTACTTGTTTGTTTAAATAAAAGTAAGTAACTTAGTAAGCTTAAGAGAGTCAATAACAGGCTCTCTTACTTACGAACTGGCAAATAATCAAAAAGGAGAGCTATAATGGCACTAAAAAAAGTCAAAAGGAAAGCTATCTCCCAGAATCCTAAAGTAATGTTACTTTACGGAGCACCTAAAGTAGGTAAAACTACTGCTCTAAGTCAGTTAGACGATTGTCTAATTATAGATACAGAAGGCGGTGCTAATATGGTAGATGGTTATATTGAAGAGGCTAAAAGTAGAGAAGACCTAATCAATATATTAAAAGAAGCGAAAGATGGACACGAGTATAAATACGTAGCTATAGATACGATAGATAAAGTAGCTACATGGGCAGAAACAACAGTATGTCAAGAAGAAGGAGTATCAGCTGTACAAGACTTAGCATTTGGCAAAGGCTTTGCTATGGTTAGAGAAAAGGTTCTTAATACTGTAAATGCTCTTAAAGAGATATTTCCTCACGTCATAATCATCGGACATAGGAAATGGGCAAGAGCCGTAGTAGACAGTAAAGCGATAGTAGAACCAGAAAGTCTAGATTTAACAGGTAAGTTAAAGAATATGTTAATGGCAGACTGTGACGCTATCGGGTATGTCTATAGAGATGATGAAAAAGGCGATTTAATGGTATCGTTTAAAGCAAACGAAGCATTAGAAGCTGGTAGTAGAAGTCCTCATTTAAAAGGCAAAGATGTTAAATTAACTTGGAATAATATATATAAAAAGGAGAGTAAATAATGGCGATATTCAAACCCGAGATGAAAGAATCTACAGGCGGTAACAAGTTTACAGGTATATGTAAATTTGCTATCATAAACTTTGAAGATAAATCAGGTATGTTCGATTGGGCAGACTTGTATTTAGATGTAGAGGTTAAGCAAGAACACAGTGATTATAGTAGAAAGTTACAAATTAAAGGTTCTTTTGAGAAAGATTCATCTGGTAATATTACAGGTGGTAGTGTACTTAAAAGACTATATACATTCTTTGATGCTATTGGATGTAAAGCTGGTATTAATGTTAAAGGCGAATGGGAAGATGAAAATGGTGATAAGATAGATAATATTGCATCATACCTTAATAAAGGTGCAGTAGATGGTGATATAGAATCTGTATCTACATATAGATATTTGGCTTATTTCTATAAAGAACAACCTAAGAAGCCAGGTGCTAAATCATACACAACTGTATGGCCTAAAGTTTATTTATCTAGTGATACTAATCAAGGTAAACTTAAAAGCGATATAGATTGGCTAAAAGGCAAAGGTTACTTAAAAGAACTAACTGACGAAGTAACTAGTGCTCCAGCTATGTCAGGAGATGGCTTAGCTAATCTATGAACTATGTCGAAATAGCTAAGGGAACACCTTTTAACAGAGGTATTATCATTCCTGTATCCAAACTTCCTAATTATATCGGTGAAGAACCTTTATACAGAAGTGTTTATCTATATGATGAATCTGCAGTAGAATATGTCAACAACAAGGGAAGCCTTAAAAACTTCTTTGGTGTAAGATATATTGACAAGATTCCAGTCGACATAGATAAGCAAGACAGGACTGACGAAAGAACTTTAGATATTTTGAGAGGTACTATTATAGAGCTAGAAGATGCAGACATTACGGAAGAAAGCTTCCAATGTTACTTTTCTGGCTCTGGGTACCACCTTATTCTTTCAGGGGATTTATTCAAATTTAAACCAGGTAATGATTTGCCATTTATTGTCAAACAAACAATGAAGAAGCTTATACCAGATATAGATGCAAGTATATATATGAGAACTGGCATTTATAGGTTACAGCATACACCAAATCAGAAAACTGACTTATATAAAATACCAATCACTCGCAATGAAGTAATGAATAAAGACCCTGAGGAAATCTTCAAACTTGCTAAAACTGCAAGACTAGATTATAACTATCACGTACTTACAGGTGATGGTGAGTTTGAAGATAAAATAGTTGACGAAGTTCCAGATGTACAGGTGTTTAACAAAATATCAGAACCGACTAAAATAATACCTTGTGTACAGTCTATGCTTAATCAAGGAGCTAGAGAAGGTAGTAGACATATTACAGCAATGAGAATAATATCACACTTTAAACGACACGGTATACCAAGTCATTATGCTAAAGTAATGATGTTGCATTGGAATAATAAAAGTATGCCAGAGCAACAAGTAATGGAAATGGTAGAGAATGTTTATAACAGAAATTATAAATACGGATGTCAAGATAGTGTGATGGTAGACCATTGTAAAACACAATGTATTCACTTTCAAAGAAAAGACTATTTAGTAGATATTAAATCAGCACTAGACATGCAAGAGGAGTTAGCTGAGCGTTTAACTACTGATTTTAGTGGTAAAACAATAGATTTAAGTAGAGCTTTAGGATTAGATGTTGAATCAACTATATATCCAGGTGAACTGGTTACTATATTTGGACCAACAGGCTCTAATAAAACTACATTTGCTCAAAACTTAGCATTAGGTGTAGACTTTGTAAATAATAGAATAGAAAAAGATTGGCAAATACCCACTCTATTTCTATCTTTAGAATTGTCTTCTTGGTATATGCATAGAAGACATCTGCAAATAGTATCAGGCGAAACAAAGCAAAACGTAAACGATAACTATCAACGATTATATGACACGCATAAAGATGAGTTGGAGCACATTATGGTGCAAACTATATCTCCTACTTTAGATAAGATATATGAAAAAGTTAGAGAATTACAGCCACAATTAGTAATTGTAGATTATATTGATTTAGTAGACACACCTGTTAGTTATAGAGGTGAGTACGAAAAGATTAAATATATATCACACGGATTATCTAATATGGCAGTAAACAACGACTTAATAGTAATTCAAATATCTCAGGTAAGTAGAGAGTATAGTCGTAACGAAGTGTTAGACTTATATGCTGGTAAAGGTTCAGGTGCTATTGAGAATGCTTCTAGAAAAGTGATTGGCCTAAATGGTCAACCTAAGTCTCCAGAGAGACAAGTAAAGCTATTCAAGAATACAGACGGCGAACTATTTGACAGCAGTGTAGAGTGGACACCTTCATTTAGATTAAGGAGAACAAATGCGTTCAATGATT